TGCTATCTTAGGAAACAAGCCAAACCAAGTAAGACATCCCTCTTTCATCAAAGTTGTTTCTTCTGTCGCTTCTATAACTTTAGGATTAAACATAATCAAAGGCTCACCTTCGTGTAACATTGCAAATGCTCTACAATTAATGCCTATTTGATTAGAAGAAAGACCCAATCCTTCATGATGTGTCATATTTTCAAGTAATATCTCTTCTAGTTCTTGAGCATTTAATGTGTGTAATATTTTTTCATCATCAAAATACGTTACTTTATTAGATTCAAAATCAAATTCGTCTAGTTTGGTTTCTATTAAAGGATGCACTCCATCTACAAGTTCTAAGATCATTGTACGATTCTACTAAAATTTTTAAATTTTTCAAATTTTATAACATGTTTAAATTTATCATAAAGAATTTCACCTTTATGACTTATCACAAATACATTTGATTCGCCGCCAAGAGAATGTATTATTTTTAGAAAATCACTTGTTCCGTCTTCATCAAGAGAACTATCAAAGACTTCATCTAGTATGAGTAAATTTGTACTCATACTATTTTTCAATTTAGCAATAGTTCTCCAGGTAAAAAGCAGGGCCAAATCAATACGCATTTTTTCGCCTTCACTAAATGAAGCATATGTAAATATATCACGAAATCTTGATTTGATAGTTTCCCCAAAATTTTCATCTAAATTAAAAGAAATATAAAATTCCATTAATGTCAAATATTTATTAATCAGATTATTCATAATTGGTAAATATTTTTTAATAATTAAAGTCTTAATACCATTGTCTTTAAGCAAAACACTTGCTGTGTCATATACTGAGTGTAAATTGCTATATTGTTCTTTTAATGACAAAAACTTTTTATGATCTAATTTTAATTCTTTTAATTGTATTAAAGCATCAGAAACATCTGCTCCCTTTTCATTTAATTGATTTATTTCTTCATTTATTTTTTCAATATATTGATTAATAGCGAATATTGACGCATTGTACTTTGTCACGGTGCTTTGTATTTCTGTAATGTTTTTTTGAGTAAGTTGCATTTCAGAAATTGAATTAAAAGACGAGGTTATTTCTTTTCCTATCTTAGATATCGCTTCGTTTAATTTGGTTTTCTTATCTTCTTTCAAGTGTATTTCACACGTTCTATGCTCATCATCAATTGTTTGGTTACAAGTCGGGCAATCAGAATTTTCATTATAAAAATTTATTTCTTTTTCAAGTTGTTTTAAATTTTTTTCAATATTATATTGATATTTTTCTAATTTTTGATGTTTAACGTGTATCTTATCAAAATTGCAAATAAGTTTTTGAAGAACAGAAATATCTTTATCACAAACTGCAATCTGTGAATTATATTGTTTTATTTGATTATTGGATTCTTTAATGTTTTTTTGATTACTCGCAATTAATTGTTTATTACTTTTTTTCATTTTTGAAATATAATCTTCTTGCAATTCTAAAGCATTTTCAGTTTTTGAAAACATTAATTCATTTTGATATTGTTCATTTTTCAAATTAGAAATTTTACCTTTCAACAATAAATTCATAGTAGAAAATATTTGAATACCTAACAAATCCTCAATGATCACTCTGCGGTCACTTGCTTTAAGTTGCATAAATGGAATAAAAGATGTACTACCGAGAACTACAATCTGAGTAAACGATTTATAATTTAATTTGAGAATATTTTTTTCAAGATGTTCTTGATAATCTCTTGTTTTTGAATCTTGATTTATCATTTTTCCATCAACTTCAATTTCAAATATGTTCGGTTTAATACCTCTACGAACAATATAATTTTTTTTACTGATTGAAAATTCTGTTTCAATAAGACAATTTCTATCATTAATTGAATTGACAATTTGTGACTTATTAATATTCCGGAATGCTTTTCCAAACAAACTAAAAGTAAGAGCATCTAGTATAGTAGACTTCCCAGATCCATTTTCACCAACCATTAATGTTGTTGAATGTTGATTTAAATCAATTTCGATAAAATTTTGACCAGTGGAAAGGGTGTTTTTCCATCGAATTCTATGAAAGTTTATCATAGTTTAATTTTAATATTTCAATTATTTTTGTTTGGAGAAAGAGTACTTTAGTGTATGCTATATCTCTGTTGCTATAATGACCATGTTTATTTGTCTTGGCAAATTCTTTTTCTAACACAAATAATTTATCAAGTTCACTCTTCAGTAAGAAATTGAGGCGTTGATTCATTTTCAGCATTATATTTTGAATATTTCATCGTTTTTTTGAAAATATCATTAATATGATCATTTAAAGTTATATTTTTTTTATGAGCGTCTAATGCTATTTTTATAAAAACGTCATCATCTAACGCTAATTCTATTTCTTTTGTTTCTTTTTTAGGCCGTGATTTCATAGTCTAATGCTTCATTATAGAGTGTTCTTATTAAAGTGTCAAGTTCTTTTTTATCTTTTTGTATGTTTAATGTATCTATATAATTACTTAAAATAGTGAGAGTGTCTTCAGCTTCATCAATAACTGAATCATCATCTTCAAATTCAAGATCAATATTTTCCACAACTGATACATTTACTGCTTCTGCTTTATATAATTCATCCAACATTGTATCAAACCAATACGGATTTTGTTTTTTTACAACTACAACTTTGACAATAGTTCCTGTATATTTTTCATATTGTTTTTCTTTAATTGATTCAAAGGTTTCTTTAGTGTCATCATAATAAATTTTATGAAACATGCGATAAGGATTTTGAATAAATTCCAATTCTCTTGTTTTAGTATCAAAAATATGAAATCCTCTTGAATCATTATAATCAGCCCAAGTTATTTCATAAGGATTACCTAGATAAGTAATGCTTCCCTGCGTAGATTTATGATGAAAATGCCCACTATATACTAAGTCAAATTTAGAAAACGTGTTCATATCAACCCCATAATCACACACCTGATTGTAATTCATTAAAAAACCATTAATTTCAAGATGCCCCATCATAATTTGCGAAGATGTTTTTTTGATAGCATCCATGCATTCTGTATAATTATCTGAAGTAATCCAAGGCATCATTATTATTTTAGTACCATCAAAATCCACTTCTCTAGGACTAGAATATACCCATGGTTCATAAAGACCATCTGATGTTGAAAATAATTCAGTCATTGAATTTATTTCATTAGTGTTTTTGTAAAAAATATCATGATTGCCAATTATGAAATGAGTGTCAACGCCCATTTTCCACAAGCGGTCCACAAAATTTTCTCTTAAATCATTTGCAGTTTTAAAATTGATATATTTTCTTCTGTCAACAACATCTCCTAAATGAATACATGCTTTAATATTATATTCCTCAATACGAGGAAAAAAAACATTATCATAAAATTTACGAAAATAATTAGAAAATATCACATTATCATTTCTAGCTCCGAAATGAGTATCCGTTATTAATGCTATTTTCATATGTAAACTGTTCCTGATTTTGAAAATATTTTATTTTTGGGATCTTCTTGAGATTCGTCTTCTTTTTTCTGTCTTTTTGCAAATCTCTTTTCTTCGAAATCCTCTATAAATTTAGATATGGCAAGTCTAGAATCAGCAGAACCTATTAAATTCAAATATTCTTTATTATCAGAATCACTGGTCTCTATATGGTCTTCAAGGTGCGATAATCTATCCATTTCTTTGTATTTAATATATAAATTCTTTTTTTCTTTTTGGATTCTTCTAACAAATGCCCAATAAATTATCTGAGTAAAATATGCAAAGGGGTTTGTTGATTTTTCTGGATTAAAATTATTAACATATTGAAGACAATTTTCTATACCATCAGAAATCATGTCTTCTTTAAATGCATAATTTATAAAATTTGGTCTAAAAGAAAGTCGTTGAGCTATAAGTAAAAAACATTCTCCCACATAATCTGGAACGGGAGGAATTTCTATATTTTCTTTCTCCGCAGTACTGATTTTTTCTTTATACTCAATCATAGCTTTAAGAAAATCTGCATTATTTATATAATTGGCCATTATTTCTCCGTGTTATGTTAAAGATCAAAAAATTCTTACTTTTATAATAACATGAATATATGATATTTGTCAAGTTTTTTATTGGAATTAAGAATTTATCGGAACAGTTATAATAGTATATTCAAACTGTTCTTCATTATAAAGTTTTATTCTTTCTACAAAATGATTTAACGTATAATTTTTATAGTTTTTATAAGAAAAATCATCTGCTATATCGTATAACGTAGCTATTTTTTTCGATTTATTTTGTCTAAGACTTCTTCCTATACTTTGTAAATTTCTTATTCTTGATTTAGAGGGAGAAGCAAAAATAATATTATGTAAATTGGTTATATTGATACCAGTAGAAAATGTACCATAACTCGCTACAACAATAGCATTTGTTTCATTTTCAACAGCTTTTCTAATATTTTCTCTATCAGTTGTTTCTGTTCCACCATATACAAAAAAGACTTTTCTTCCATCTTTGGCTTTTTCTTTTATAAGATCATACAGAATTTTTCCATGATTTTCCACCATTTGAAAAAGAATCAAAGTATTAGTATTTAAACTTATTGCAAGATTTCGAATGAATTTGTTTCTTTTTTCATTTGAAATAATAACATCGATTTCTTCTTTATAAGTATAAGACTTAATCTGTTTACGCATTTCTTCAGGATACTGTAAAACTAAAGACTTAATTCGAAAGGGAGAAAGTGTTTTTTTATCTATTAACTCGTTTGTAGTGGTTACTAGATGAGTTTCTCCGAATAACCCTTCTAAAACTAATTTATGAGTTAATGTTCCATCTAAAGTTCCAGTTGTACCAAATTTATATTTTGTATTAATTGTTTTTTCCATTATAGACGTAAGAGATTTCGCTTTAAAAAGATGAGCTTCATCCCCCAGAATAAAATCAAAATCAGCATAATAACTAATATTCATTTTATATAAAGATTGCCAAGTAGAAATATAAATAGGTTTAGATGATATTTTATCTTTACCTGCATAAATCTGATGAACATTTTCTGAGGCATTCCAATTATCTGGTTTAGAATAATCTGCAAAATCACTCGTCATCTGTGCTACTAAAGATGTTGTGGGAACAATTATTAATGCTTTAAAATTTGGAAATTTTTGTTGATAGTATCTTAAAAGCAAATATATTATAAAAGATTTACCAGATGCCGTAGGAGAGAGAAGTAAACATCTTTCATGATTTATTGCATATAAAAACGCATCAATTTGATAGTCTCTAGCCCGAATATCCAATACAAGACTTTTGACAAATTTTTCATAATCTTCATTGTTGTAATTGTTTAAACTTTTAGGAAAACTTTTATATTCTATTTTATATTGTCTGTCTCGTGTAAATCGTAGTAAATGATTTAATAATCCAATATATAATTCTTTTGATCTTAAATTATAAAGTCTAATTTTTCCATCCCACATTTTGTTTTTAAAGGATGGCATAAACCTATAGCCAGGAATAAAAAAAGTAAAATATTCGCTTATTTCTCGTTCAATACCAGGTTCTGATTGAACCAGCATATGTACTTCATTTTTTTTATCTATTGAAATTTTTTCTATCATCTCTTAACCAGACTTTTGAAGCCGCCCAAACATTATTCGGCAAGATCCAAACTTCTTTAAATTTTTCACCCACTGCTCTTGCTACATCTCCCCAATTATAATCATGGCCCATAATTAAACCGTCTTCTTGTACTATTGGTGTCCAGCAATTTATATCAGTTTTAACACTTTCATAACTATGATCACCATCTATAAATACAAAATCAATAGATTCTTTCTCAAATTGTTTTGAAGCATTATCAGAACGATCTATGATCAATTCAAGATTTGGGAATTTAAGAGATTCTTTTAATACCTGTTTTTTAAGTATATTTAAAGATTCATCATTATATTCTTCATTTATGCGTTGTTCATATAACGTATTGTCTGGTTGTACTTTATAAGGATCGACACCGTACATTTTTAGTTGTTTATTTCCCTTATCCAACAAACTAAACATGTTTTCGCCGTTATTCACTCCTATCTCCACACCTATTTTATAATTAAACTGAGTGATCATGATGTTTATTACGTCCCACCTTGCCCAATAGGCAGGATAAGCGAATTGAACGCCTGTTTTTATTAAATCTTTCGGTTTTGGATTTTTGTTCATTTTAATAATTTAGCCCATTTTTTAATAATTATATCAGAATCGAATTTTTTTAAGTCAACAACTGTTTTTCTTTTTTCAATATCCACAGTCCAATCATAAATATCATCTATAGTTGTATTTTTTCTAATAAACATGTTATTTTCATCTGTTAATATTTCCTCAGCCGCATCTGATTCATATGTTATTACAGGTACTCCTAAGTTATTTGCTTCTAAATAAACAAGACCAAACGTTTCTTGAGGCATTCCCACTCTAAAAAGACATGCGGCATTAGCTAGAGTTTTTAAAACAGATTCATAATTTAATTCTCCTAAAAAATGAACAGGATAATTGCTTTTATTAACTTCTTCGATTAAATCTGTAAATATTTTCACGTCTCTTTTTTGTTTTTGAGGAGGACAGCAAACATAAAATGGCCTTTTCATACCTTTATCATAAAGAGCGATATAAACCATCAGTGCTTCTTTAAATCCTTTACCAAAAGCACTCATCCAAAAAAGATAATTTCCTCTTTCATTTTTCGGTTTCTGTTTATCCGCGCCTTTAGGAAGCATATAATGAATAGTTTGATCACCTTTTACTTTTTTACCTTTATCATGAACATAGTTTTTAAGTGCATCTGATAAAAACAATCTAGGAACTTCTTCATGGCAAGTTGTCCAATTATGCAACCAAATATAATTTTTATCTCCGCTATTATTTTCTAAAGGCGATAATACTTTAATATGGGGATTAAACATTTGATAATGTTTCCAAGTATTACCAATATAACTAATTTGATTACAATTTATCCTTACTCTTGATTTAGCATAAAAATGTCTATAATAATTTAAATGTTTTACATTGTTTATTATTTTATCAGTTCCATCTGTTAAAGAATGCACCAATCCAACATTGAAATTTTCACTGGCTAGTTTTTCTGCAACAGTCAAAACTTGTCTCTCTGTACCGCCCATAGCTCCCCCATCAATTTCAAACAATTGAGGTGAAATTATTAAGTAATCATAACTCATTAAGCTCCTGAAGTGAATTTTCTCCAATCAATTATATTCTTGATCAAAAAATTTCTGTTAACAACTGTTTTTATAATTGATTCTAAATAATTTATTTTTTCTTTTTGATATTCGATTTTTTCTTGCAGAACAATCATGTCTTTATCAGAATATAAAAATCTATCTAAATCTAATTTATTTCTAGATTTAATATCTAATTCGAACGGATCCCAATTCATCTTATCTAAAGTGATTTTATCAAGTTTGCCTGTGTAATAAAGCCATTTTAATTTAGACAGTTCTTTCTTTCTCGACTCAAATTTTACAAGTCTCAATTTTTCTTCTGAAAAAATTTTAAAATATTTATTGTGAAGTTCGGGTATTCTTTTTGATTCTGTGTCTAGTTGTATATCATCTAAAACACAATCACTGGTCCATAATTCTTGAATGTTTTCTAATTTCATTATACCTCATAATCAATGTTCTCCAATAATTCTTTCTATGTTATATGTAGAATATGCAAATGTAGCATCTGCGGCAACAACTTCTGCATCAGCAACATCAGAAGACATTTCTATATCTGTTAAGTCCACAGGAAATAAATCTGTAAATTTGGCCACATACTGTATATTTTTGTTACTGGTAAGAATTGACAATGTACCATCAGAATATAATTCTCCTTTAGGATTAGGTACATTTGCTACTGCAAGATTTTTATATTGGTCCAGATTATCAGGAAAAGTAATACCTTTTATCCAATCATAAACCTCTAACCAATTTTTCAATTCTTCATCTATTATAAATCTAACACGTAATTCATTATATTGCACTTTATCGCCCGCAATAGGAATGTCTCTAAGGGGAGTTGTAAGAATGGCCTGTCCTGCTGATAACCCAGGTAAATTTGCAGATTGACAGAAAAAATTTACGTTTGGAATTTTTTCAATCGTAAATTTAAATCCCGTGGGTATAAAATAATTTAAATTTTTTGGTTGGTTGCTAGATTTCGCCATAGCTCATCTTTCGATATGTTTGGTATATTTTCTAATGTTTGATCTTGATCAATAACTCTTTTTATTTTAATATCATCATATATATTTAGTAAGTATTCAAAACCATCTATAAATTCTTTTGTCATAGTAGTATTAGATGCTCCTTCTGAAGGATATCCATTAGTTCCATCATACATATTATCTCTATCACCGAATATGTCAAATCCTATTAGATATATTTCTTCTTTTGGATAAAGATTGTGTGCTAATCTAGTTGCTTGTATTCCAGCACTTAATCCCCATCCATCATCTTTCCAAGGTGTTTTTCTTATTAAACTTCCTTCTTTAGCCCATGAAATATAAGTGTGATCACCCCAACCATTATAATAAAATTCATAT